GTGTAAATCTTTACCATTTATAACATCAGATATGATCTGGGTATCTCTGCTTAGTTCTCCTGCCAAAACAAATTCAATTGAACTGAAATCTGCTTCAACTACTGTTCCGTTTTCAAATCTACTTACAACAGCCTTGCGTACAGGAAACCCACGCTTTGGAGCATTCTGCATGTTGGGTGAGGTACTGGATAATCTACCAGTGGCAGTAACGCATTGGGTAAACTGTGTGTGCAGTATACCATCTGATCGTGTCCATGTTTCAAACCCTTTAACAAAACTATCTAGATAAACATTCACAGCGTTTAGTCTGCTGCTTTTCGTTAAGAACTCTACAGCTATATCATTACCTTTACTTTCAGCCTGAGAGACTAATCTTTCTATAGTAACTTTATCAGTCTTAAATCCATTTATAGAAGCATCAGAAGGTGTATCAGGATTAAGCTTTAGACCTGCTGTTATACCATTAGGATTATAGAAAGCCCCAACGCCCACACAAGCAGGACATTTAGAGAGGTTCTTGTATGGATCACCTTGAACACGATATTTCTTGCTCATCTTTGTACGAGTGATTTGCTTAAACTTTTGTATACGACCACGACCATCGCAAGCATCGCAGCATATAACATCAGTACGTTGAATGATTTTAGTTGTAGCTCTTACAGCTTTGCTAAAAGCACTCTTGTTCATACGAGGTGGATATAGTGGTTTACCAGTTGGCCCGACACCAATGTTCCACACCTGTTTATGGTCATTACGATCTATAACCTCACGGCTGTATACCACCTTGGTCATATCAGCACCTGATGCTAAGTTAATAGGCGTGTCGCCCATCACCTCTTCAACTATCTGTTCTAGGCGTTTGTTGAGATCCTTCTGTTCTTGTTGGAACTGTTTCTTAATATCCCCAAGTACAGTTAGGTCAATCTTTATGCCGTTTCTTTCTATCTCAACCAGAAACAATAGCATTTCATTACTGAGCTTTACTGTCTCTGCTAAAGATAGATTGCTTTTAGCTGCGTATTCATCCTGTTGAGATAAATAGATTTCACCGCAGGATATAACGTCAGCTTCTGCGTATTCCAAAACAGTAGCCAAAGGCATAGCCTCAAAGCCTGTACCACTTTTGAATAAGTCATCTACAAGATCAGACTTCTTGCGTGTAACATCTCTGCGTTCAGCTATTGCTTTGAGCGACAAAGGACGCTTCTGCCCTTTAGATAAGATATATTCACCTATCATCGTGCAATAGACTTTATCAGGGATTTTAAAGCCCATTTCTAACAACCAGGTAACATCAAACTTAGCATTATGGCAGATAAGCAGCGTAGCTTTATTTAGTGCTTCTTGCATCTGCGCTGGGCTATCAGGCACATCTTTTTCATTATGATGAAATACAAGGTTTGTTACTTCATCTACACCTTCCCATCCAATGAAACCAAAGTGTGCGCTCACACATTTATTATCAGGATTGTATGGGCTGTTATCTATCTTTCCACCGATCTTTTGAACGGTTGTTTCTAAATCCAATACTAATATGTTCATTACGTTCTCCCATAGAATCTCGTTGCATAAGTTTCGTCGTAACGGTCAAACAGATACCAACAGGCGTTATCTTTACCTGCTGTTTTGTTGAACCATTTCACACGACCAACGCTTACGATCTTTCTAAGGCGAGGCATGAAGGGAATGGATTGCTTAGTGTGTATCCAATCAGCATCAAACAGTAGCCAAGTGGGTCTGAGGTCTGAGAACTGTTCTATCATAGGATGCAGAAGCTTACGCTCCCACGGCGGATTGGTAATGATTAGATCAGCATCATTTAAATGCTCTTCAGTTAGCTCACAGGCATCTTGAATACCAATACCACCTTCCTGTGGCTTTATATCCCAAGCACTAGAACAGGTAATTCCAATCTCATGAAGTGATCTGATTAATGCACCATCCCCTGCACAGGGTTCGCAGAAGGTTTGATGATCTTGAAGGTAAGGCCAGATAGGAAATACAGCCTCTCTCGGTGTTCGATAATAATCTCGTGGATTTCTTTCAAAGTTTGATCGTTTTCCCATTATACAACATACCTGCTGAGTTCAGGCTCGATGTTACAAATGACGCAACCATGATAACCACTTAGTTTGTTCTTGCTGATGTTTATAAATCGTGTGTGATCGGGGTTATCATCTTCCGCTGCATTATGTTTACCAACACCAATGATTAGGTCAGCTTCTGCTGCCTTACCTGTCTTACTGCCTTCAAGCATCGAGAAATCTATACGAGTACGTCCATCAGCATCCGCACTTGCTTGGCTGATACCGATCAGCGCACAGTCATGTCTCTTTGCTAACTCACGTAAGCTTCGATACAACTCTCTGATACGTTCATGGGAAGCATTATAATTGCCAGCGATATTAATCTTATCTGCCTGGTCTATTATGATTACATCAGGTTTTATCTTCTCGCAGTAGCCATTGATCGTATCTAAATCCCATTCCTGAACATCCTTCATTATGATTCTGTCTTGGATCGATAGGTATTTGCTCATAGCTAAATCAGGATTATCTGCAATTTGCTCACGGGTCATACCAGAACATGCTTGTATGGCTCTCAGCTTGGTGCGTGTGGTTTTCTCTTCATTACCAAGATACAGAACCTTTGCGCCCTGTTGAGCAAACCCACCAGGTGCAGCACAAAAGCTTATGGCTAATGCAGACTTACCTGTCTCTGGTCTAGCAAAGATGATACCAAATTCGGATGGGCCGATGCCGTACACATTACGGCTCAGTGTTTCTATGTTGAACTGCCAACGATTATCATTAGATGTTTCAGCTAATAGCTCGTAGATATCATCTGTTGTTGGCTCACCAAAATCATCAGGCATATATGAATCTTTGGTACGCTCTAGCAGCGATACAAGATTGCCCCTCGCTGTTGTATCGCCTGTAGACATATTGATACCAAGGTTGGCTATGTCTCTACCAATCTCTCTACGCCACAAACTGTCGATTACATCTGTAGCAATCACATCTGTGATTGTATCTGCATACTTTAACTGATCAACAAGATCACCGAAGTCATTTATCTCAGCAGTTGTGGCAACAGGATTCTCTGTTAACCAAAGCGAATATAAATCATCAGGCGAGATATCTGTTTCATATTTTGTGTGTGCTTTACCCAGTAAATTATAAATCTGTGCTAATTCATCTGAGAATATTGATTGGCGTAATTTCGGTTTTGTGTTTAAGTAAGTGTTATTATTCAGCAACGTCTTTATTAATTGTATTTCCAACTGCTCTGCCCTTCCATGTGACACTCTTTATGCCACTTAGTAATAAACAGATTTAGAAATAAAAAAAGCCCCAATCTTTCGACTGAGGCGTTTTTTTTAATTAATGTTTTTAATCAGTAAGTTAACTGTTCCTAAATTTCATGTTCTTAATATCAGGTGACTGATCACCTCGACGCTCTTTCATATCTACCTGGTGAAATACAACTCTTTTGTTGTTTTTTACGATAGATGCAATAGCATCCTCTAGTTTCTTTTGTTCTTCAGCAGCAACTAAAAAGCCACCACCTAAATCGTAGTCTATGACTACTATTCCCCGACATTTCATGTCGATCTCCTATAAAATATATTATGTAAAATTGTTTACATGCGCCTCTATGAAAGCATGTAGTTTGATTCAAAATTTATTTCAATAGGATAGTTGGTGGAGATAATATCGTGTTGTTCCAAGACGTGACAGGAAGATTGTGTAAATGACATACTACATACGAATCGAATGAAGCGTAGGCAATTTGTGTCACGATCTTTCTAACATGTTTGCCAATAATTGTATTATAAACGTAATTCCATTTATATCTACCACTTGATTGTTTCATGCACTTGTTTCCCCTAAATTAGAACTTATGGTATCTGGTGTTCTAAAAAACTAAATCGTCTATTTTTTGTGCAGTAAGATATTTTAAATCAAGTTTCGTAAATCTTACGTTGCATTGCATATTTAGCTTTCTTGCTAAGTATATTGCTTTAACTGATGCGTCATTGTCAAGAACTAATGTTATTTTTTTGTAATTACTAAGTGTTTTAGTTATGCTTTTAGTTATGTTCGTACCTAAGAGCGCTAACCCGATTAAATTAGTACAGTTAGATACGCTGCAAGCAGAGGCAACGTCCTCTACAAGAACTGCATGGTTACCAGTACCCACGGGTATTCCTTCTGATAGGTCACCATAGCTCCACCACTTAGCTCTAACGGGGCGTAGGGATCTACCTACTGCACCAGTACCTTCAGGATTATAAAACAGTACACGGTCTTCTCTAGGGGCGTACTTGATCTTTATATCGCCTCTTATAAAAGCATCGTAGCTGTTAACATGCTTCAAGTAACTAACAGCAGGTTCATGATTCGTTAATCGTGTAGTTAGTGTAGGTATTTCTTTATATTGAGCCTTAAAGCGCTGGGTTGCATTACCTTCGAGGAAAGATCGTGCTGCATTGATATCTCGCTTACCACTATAAACACCTTTGACACCGCAGGATGCTCGGTAGCAATTCCAGATTAACTTTCCATCAAACTTATCTAATGTGAATTTGTTTCTACCACCACAAAAAGGGCAATCGGATGTATGACGATCACCTTCTTTTAAGATTACTGATTTAACATATTCAATTTGATCAGAGTAACTAGACACGATTATTTACTCTGAATATTTCTCCACAATGATCGCAATGGTGATGAAATACTAAACAA